TACGGATATGTCGCAGCAGGTGTGACATTCGCCGGCGGTCTCCGTCGTTTCAACCTAACCTGATCCAACTGATCATGGCCTAGGTGCGCTCCCGTATCTAGGCCAGCCGAATACGAAGGGACGATGAAATGCCATCTATCATTACTGCATCGCAACTGCGAACAGTCTTGGGCGTTTCGTCGTCCCTGTATTCAGATGCTTACCTTGACGGAATCATTGATTCTGCCGAACAAGTAATTTTGCCGATGCTGACTGCCAATCAAGCTGCAATCGCCGGTGTTTATCTTCAAAACAATGTCGCCTATTACGTCACGCAACGTCCCAACACTTTCGTCGAGGGTCAGACAGTCGTGGTCACTGGTTGCGTTCCATCAACATTCAACGGAACAGTCACGGTCACATCAAATTACTGGGAGACGTTTCCATTCATTCCAGTGTTCAATCTTTACTCTGGCGCGATTTATGTTTTTACAGCTGCTAAGACAAACGCGAACATTTCTTTCCGCGAAGTCATACCAGCTGGCGTTGCTTACCTATCCGGAGCCAATGCCGCCACACTTTACGCATCAACTCCGGCAGTCGAACAAGCTGTGACGATTGTGAGTGTGGAGATTTTCCAATCCGTGGTCGCTCCAGGTGGCCAAATAGAAGGCGTCGATTTCACGCCATCGCCTTACAGAATGGGACGATCCTTAATGAACAGAGTGGTCGGATTACTTTCGCCATACCTTGACACTTCAACGATGGCCATCTAATGCCTACACCGACAACAATTGCAACCGACGTTCGCGGCACTCTTGCAACAGCTCTAGGTGGCGTCGTTGCTTCCGTTTATTCATCTCCGCCAGAAGCAGTCATTCCGCCGGCTTGCGTGATTGTCCCAGACGCACCTTATTTAGAAACGACAACAATCGGTAAAAGTACGGTACGCGTGAAAGTCAATTTGGTTGTCAGTGCAGCCGTTGCATATAACAACAACGCCGGAGCATTAGATAATCTTGAACAGTTAGTCATAAGTATTATGCAAGCGATGCCAACTGGATACGTTGTTGGAGACGTTCAACAACCGACAATCCAATCAGTCGGAGCATCAAATCTACTAGTGGCGGATCTCGCGGTCAGCACTTATTACACACAACAGACAATCTAAGGAGCAATCATGGCAACAACTATCGTCACCGGTCGCGACATAACCTTCACCTTGAATTCAGTGAATTATGACGCACAAACAACTGCGGTCACTCTGGTCAATGCGCCAGTGATCACTACTTATCAGACACTCGATGGCAAGGCTTACAAGCACATCGATGATCAGTGGACTCTCAATATCTCACTTCTTGCAGACTGGGGCGCAACTTCATCACTCTTTGAAGCGATGTGGACTGCATTCACTTCATCTCCAAATACTGCATTGGCATTCACACTTGTATCAGCTACTGGTGCATCATTTGCTGGCAACGTCTTTCCAGTGGCTCCAACTGCTGGCGGCGCAGCTCCAGATGCTCAAACTGATACCTGGGCGATGCTCTGCTCAACAACACCAGTCTTAACAATCAGCTAATCGAAAGAGAAACGGGAGCACATAATGAGACTACCAATCACCATCGAATACACGTCCGGCGAATTTGGCACATACACTGCGCAACCGCCAGAGTGGGCGAAATGGGAACAAAAGACAGGCAGCACAATCTCGCAAGCGCAGGAGAAGATCGGAATCTCTGATCTTCTCTTCCTTGCCTGGAATGCGATGAAACGTGAAGCCGGTGGCAAGCCAATCAAGAGCTATGAAATCTGGTGTGAAACAGTGGCCGACGTGACAGTCGGTGACGTTCTCCCAAAAGTTACGCCGCCGGAAGCGTAAATCGAATACTTGTGGAGTTAGCCATAGCCACAGGAATACCGATGAGCGAATGGACGACGGCGGAGCAGATTTATACGGCTTTCGAGATACTGGAGAAACGGAATGGCGTTTAAGGCAACGAAAGGTCAAGGAACTTTTCGCATTGAAGTCGAGCCTTATGCGCTAAAAAATCTGATTTCAACACTTAATCTCTTAGACAAAGAAACGCAAGGTCGAGTCAGAGATGCTGCTCAACCGCTATCAAAGCGACTAGCCGGCCAGATTATGATGTTCGGACATGGCTCACCGACTCCACAAACAAAGCTTGTCTTGCAATCAATTGTCACTCCTCGCGATCGATTGATTCGCGTTGATATTGGTGGTCCAAAGAAAGTCGGTCGCGCCTATGGTGGACGGCCAAGTAAAAGCGGCAAAGGCGCAAAGGTTGGACGCACTCAAGCTCCAGCCGGCGCACTTCTTTGGGGCTCAGAATATGGATCGCGTCCAGGCATTGATAGAGCAGGGCGCAAATACACAAACCGATTTAAGGTTCCATATAATCGCGAAGGATATTGGTTGAATAAAAGCGTGGACTTCTACACTCCAGTCGTTGCGCAGGAGTATATTTCTATCGTTACGGGAATCATTAACGATTTGGGGCTCAAATAATGGCAGGCATTCCAAAGGTAAAGATAACCTTCGATGCTGACTTTGATGATCTCAAAAAAGGCATAAAAGGTTCACAAGAAGAAATAGAAACTTTTGGCGACAAGGTTTCAGACTTTGGCAAGAAGGCAGGGCTTGCATTCGCAGCCGCCGGAGCTGCTGCTGGAGCTTACGCAGTCAAGCTTGCAGTTGATGGAGTAAAGGCCGCCATTGAAGATGAAGCTGCTCAGGTAAAACTAGCGAACGCTCTAAAGTCTGCAACTGGTGCAACTGAGGCACAAATCAAGGCCACTGAAGATCAGATTTTCAAGATGTCTTTGGCCACAGGTGTGTCAGACGAAAAACTTCGTCCGGCGTTGCAGCGCATCGCGCTTTCCACAAATGATTTGAGCAAGGCACAGGATCTTCTTTCCGTTGCACTTGACGTCTCAACATCAACAGGCAAGCCACTTGAAGCCGTAGCCAACGCAATCGGTAAAGCTTACGACGGCAACACGGCAGCTCTTGGAAAACTAGGCATCGGCTTATCTTCTGCCGAATTGAAAACAATGTCATTCACTGACGTTCAAAAGAAACTCACGGATCTATTCGGTGGAGCAGCTGCGGCTAATGCTGAAACATATCAAGGCCGCTTGGATCGCTTGAAGGTCACATTCGATGAAGCAAAAGAAACAATCGGATATAAACTGCTGCCAATCATTCAGCAATTAGTAGATTTTATCGTGAGCAAGGTCGTTCCGGCTCTTGGTCAATTCGCAGACTTCTTCAAGCCAATCACTGACGCAATTGATAACAACAAAGAAACCTTCACAGAATTCATCGGATTTATTCAGAAGTACGTCGTGCCGGTTCTAGTCACAGTCTTAGGTGGAGCCTTTAAGGTTGTGGGCGAAATTGCTGGCGGAATCATCAACGTCATCGGCGCGGTCATCTCTGGATTGAATTCACTAATCTCTGGAGCAGTGGCTGGCATCAACGCTCTTATTCGTGTTTACAACTCAATTCCATTCTTGCCTAACGTTTCTACAATTTCAGCTCCGTCAATCTCCGTTCCAAGCGTCACGATTCCAAAAGGCACTACGCCTTCCGTTACCATTTCGAAGGTTGTCGTTCCGAACGTCTCAGGCGGATCTACCTCATCTTCTAGCGGTACAAGTGGCGGCGGAGTTTCAAGCGCTGCGATGGGCGCAGTTATGGCCGGCGGAGGATTTACGGATTCACAGAATGCAGCTCGTTTAGCTGCTCAAGGAGCTGGTGGATTCACAGATTCTCAAAACGCTGCTCGGATTAATTTGACAGTCAATGGCGCAATTGATGCCGAAGGTACGGCTCGCACAATCATCAACGTTCTCAATGATTCGTTCTATCGAGGCACTGGCGGAGCCGGCGCACTCCAGGCAATCTAATGACACAGTGGGCTCCAGTCTGGCGCGTACTGATAAACGCCGTTGAATACACCGACGTCATTCTTGCCAATCTCTCAATTTCATCAGGGCGCACAAATATCTACACACAGGCGCAAGCCGGCTATTGCACAATCAATCTCATCAATCTCAATCTTGCAGCTATAACTACCGAAATTAATGACTCAGTAACTATTGAGGTCAAAGACACTTCTGGTGCGTTCGTCCCAATCTTCGGCGGTTCGGTCGTGGACGTCTCAGTCGTCGTCTCGCAAGCCGGTTCAGTGGCAATCACTCAGGAGATAACAATCACGGCTCTAGGAGCCCTAGCAAGGCTCCAGAAAGCCTTAACTGATGGCGTTCTATCAGTCGATTTTGACGGCGACCAGATTTGGACAATTCTTTCGGATCTTTTAGTCAATAACTGGTCAGAGGTTCCAGCATCTCTTACATGGGCGACTTACACACCAGCGACCGAGACGTGGGCTGATGCTCAAAATACTGGCCTTGGAGAGATAGATCGTCCAGGCAATTATGAACTTGCAAATCGTGGATCTAGTCAGACAATCGTCTGGAATTTGGTGGCCGACCTTGCGACTTCTGGACTTGGTTATATTTACGAAAATGCACAAGGTCAGATTTCCTATGCCGATTCCACGCATCGTTCGACTTATCTAGCGACTAATGGATACACCGAACTCACAGCCAATCAAGCTCTTGCACGTGGCATCAAGATTCAGACTAAGGCCGGAGATATTCGCAACGATGTCTCTATCGTCTGGAAGTCTGGAACAGAAACGGCTACCGATGCAGCTTCTATAGCTCTTTATGGAAAACTCGCTCAGCAGATTACGACTTCACTCAATCACGCAGTCGATGCTCAAGATCAAGCCGACTTCTATCTGACACTCCGTGCACAACCTCAGCCATTCCTGGAATCCATCACTTTTGCATTAACCAATCCAGAACTTGATGATTTAGATCGTGACGCTCTTATCAACGTGTTTATGGGTCAGCCAATCTCACTCTCGGAGATGCCCATCAATATGCAGTCAGGAAACTTTCTGGGCTTCGTTGAGGGCTGGCGATTCCAGGCTTCCTACAACGAACTCGCAGTGACTCTTCTTGTTTCGCCACTTCCATTCTCACTTCAGGCGATGGAATGGCAAGATGTGAGTGTCGCAGAAACTTTCAACACGCTTAGCCCTACCCTTGACTACGCGGACGCGCTAGTCGTGAACTAAGGAGAAACAATGGCAAATCCAACAACAAACTTCGGCTGGGTGATGCCGACGAGTACAAGTCTCGTCACGAATCTTCCGGCTGATTTCAACACATTCGGCCAGGCCGTCGATACATCGATGGCGCAACTCAAAGGCGGCACAACTGGTCAAATCTTGTCCAAGACAAGTGCGACGGATATGGCCTTCACATGGATCACTAACGACGTTGGTGACATAACTGCCGTCACTGCTGGCACTGGAATCTCTGGCGGAGGCACTTCTGGAGCCGTGACAATTACAAATGACATGGCAACGACAATCACCGCATCGGGTGACATTGTTGTTGGTACTGGTTCAGGCACTTATGACAATCTACCAATTGGCACAACAGGCCAAATATTAACAGCTGACACGACAGTTTCGCCATATAAAGTAAAATGGGCTACACCAGCAAGCGGCAGCGCAATGACTTTAATTAGCCGCACAACTTTTAGCGGTGTTGCAAGTCAAATTTTCGACGGTGTTTTTACAACAACCTATGAAAACTACATTGTGTACTTTAATTCAATGTCTGCTGCAACTAGCGCCGATGACCCGTATCTTGCTTTACGGTATGCCGCAACAGATGTTGCTGGCACAGTTTATTTCAACAGAATGGCAATGAGTTCAGGTTCATCTACTGTTACAGGTTCAGCACAATCTGGAACTGATTTTATCAATATGGCCGCTGCAACTGGCAGCGCAACTGAACCTGGCTACGGCGTTATGTATTTTGGAAATGTTGGAAATGTCGCAAACAAGGGCAACGGCTGGGGGCAATGGAACGACGGCGCCAACGGTCAAGCAAGTTGGTTTAATGGTTCTTTTGCGTCAGGTGGTGCTGCGAATAAAATCTGCACAGGCTTTAAGGTTTATACATCATCATCAAA